CACCGCAACCTCGACGAACGTAACATTATCTACTTTCATGACACCTGCTCGATACCTCTGATTCCTTTTTCATACAATACAGAAGGAGCTTTCAACGAAGGAACCGCCCCGGCTTTAGGAACAATGGTAATGATACCATCCGAATATGTAGCAGAAGTTACGTTATTCATAACTTCAGCAGCACCATCAGCAATAAGACTGCCAAATTCTTCTGTACGGTCATAACCACCAACAACTTCGACAATTTTGTAGGTATTTTCAGTCTCCAACTTTTGAAGCACAACATCAACCAAGCCTTTAACGAAATTCTTGGGATTGAAGTCTAACTGCACGTAGTCAAAGTGCAATTGGCTGTCTTCCACATCTTCATGTGAAAAACTAACAGTCATCGCAGACTTAGCACTACTGGTCGGGTACTGTGTCACGGTCGGGTAAACAGTAGACATCGGAATACCGGCAAGGATATCAGTGTCATCATTATAACCGATCAACATATTATCCTGATTCCAAAAGTAAACGTCCCATCCTTTATTGGCACATTTCAGAAGCTGGGCATTCAAAACCTCATCAAATTTCTTCAAAGTGAAGGTGTCTGTTTGAGCGCTAAGCCCGTTGTATTCACTTGCACCGTACCCTACAGCATTAACTTGGGGCTCTCCACCATTCTTGGCATACTCCAGGAATGGCAAAATAGGGTAAATACGCCCGGGACGGTCTGCATGGCACAATTCGAGCAACTTCTCACCTGTTATATCAGCAGGGAGTTTGACACCATGTTCTGTCAAGATAGCACCTTTGACTTTTTTCCAGTCAATGCTACAAGCAGAACTACCAGTGTTCATCCGGGAACCCTTACACGTTCTAATCTTTCTCATTTTCTTCTACAATTAAGATTATTAATTTTTATTTCCATCGAGCGTATATTTATGGCATCAATCGGCTCGCTCACAGCCTCACCGGAATCTGTATAGGCTCCGTATCTGCCATATGAATAGTTTTCTGAATAACTATGTTTCACTTTTTCGTCATAGTCGCAGTCGAACCGAGAATCTTCATATAATACTTCCAATAAACGTTTATAGATTGGCCGAAGGATATTTTTAAAAGATGTGGTTCTGCGCATCTCATTGCTCCACTCTTTACAAGAAGAACATGCTATAATTAACGAAACCTTTGCTTTTGAAAAATAATCCGCGTCACCTCTATCCTCACTAATTGGAGTGAATAGTGCAACCAATGGAAACTTCCTTTCAGACTGGGCAGAAGACTTACTGTATTCATCTAAAATATCTTTGATATATTGACTGCTACCGAAGATGTAATTCAACCTTGGGGACTTCACAACTTTAGTTCCCCCTTTCCCATTTGGATAGAGGATTTCAAGCCCTTCTGGAAGTTCCTTTACAATCTCCTCAAACAGTTCTGTTATATCTAAATCTATCATAAATTGAAAGCATTAATTGGGGTCAAAAGATTCTTGGTTATTTGCACATCGAAAGGACAATCATTCGACATAGCCCATTCAACAAACTGTTTATTCTTCTCTACCATGCTATTCCATGTGCTTACTTGTCTCTTCAAAGGAGCTACATATTCATTAGCACATTTCAAACGGACAAGCCCGGTTATTGTAGCCTGGGTGTTTGCGTCACGAAGAATATGATAAAAGACATAGTCAGCGAACGGTTCACACAGCTTCTCGCATAATACTGCATATCCGGACTGGGGGGCTTCCTTCTCTTCTGAAATATCAACTTCATCTGAAGAATCTTCCTTTTCCCGTTCAATAAGCTCCAAATAATCTGTGATAGCTTGGGAAAGAGTCACACCAACAACATTCCGGAGAAATTCGGGCTGAAATGCCTTAATATACCCATTTATCACCTCATTCACAGCAAGAGATTGGGGCGAAGGCATTTCAGCGACCGAAACATTCTCAATATGCCTGGGACCTGACATAAAATATGAAACATCAATCAACATAGCGATAGTTATTTAGAAGTCTTGCTTTTCCCGGTTTTCTTTTCATCTTCCACGGAAACGGCTTTATCATCTGTAACAGTTACCTCCTTGGCATCTTCCTCTTGCAAATCTTTTGAATCGGCAACCGGAAGATTCTTTTCATCAGAAGGCACCTGTACTTCAAGTTCTGCAATGCGAGCTTTCATTGTTTCACGCTCTTCTGTCAGTTCAACAATTGTCTTATCTTTCTCTGCAATGGATGCAGTAAGCCTGCCAATCTCTTCATTTTTCTCTGCAAGCATACATTCCAATGTCTTTCGGGCATCTTCTTCTGTAACAAGACCACATTCGGAAATAGGGATGAGTTGAATCATCCCTCTATTAATCCGAATGCGTTGCTCTTTAAGCACATTGGTTACATCCTTATCGTTACCTCTAAGTATGTAATCCATAATCCTACGCTTTAGTTATTGCAGTCTTCAATGCGGCCAAATCCCCATAAGCGAAAGCCCACGGCATATAAATCGGGAAGATAACTTCTTCTTGTGCCATCAGCACAACCTCATTGCAAAGCTTGGTCTCCACATCTTCAGCCCATTCAAGTGTCAAAGTGGTATAATCAACCAAATTTGCGGCTTGGTTAAAGTCACCTAAAAGATACTTACCTGGAAGAATACCACCATACTCGATAATCGGACGACCGGCAATATATTTCACCCCATCAACCATTTTAACGATACCAAGATTACGTCCTGTCGTATCTTTTTCTGATTCCATACCGTTAACAGTCATTGGATTAAGAATAATAGCATTCGGAAAATACTGGGCATATGTCATTGCGGCGAAAGCTGTTTTCACTACATCTTCAGAGTTGGGTTCCTCAATGTTCTTAAAGCCGGCTTCATGAACACTGAATGTCATTTTATCCGTAGCCGTTTCAGCACCGGAGAACGCGACACCAGGAATAAGGATACGACCATCTTCCATTTTCACAAGAGCGTGTGTTTTGTTCAGTTCTGTAAGAACAGCGGCGCCAGCGAACGTGATACTCATTCCATCAAGAATCAAATCCTGTGGTTCTGCAAACTCTACAATCACATCCTTATCACCGTTATATCCGGTAATAGCTTTTACAGCACCAGCGGCACCTGTAACAATGGCTGTACTAATAATCTTCTCTACAGAAGTCACCCCAGTATTATTAATAATACCAAGCAAATTCTCACCATTACCGTCACCAAACAAAATGTTCCAGTCTTCTGCCATCCAAACAGCTTCAGGAAGCATGTTCAAGATGTAGGAACGAATGTACACTCTTGATTTCAACATACGTTTTGAGATACGGATATGAGTACCAAGGCGCTTAGTTCCTGTCTGTATCTCTTTTACCTTGATACTTGATTCCGGTAAACGACCGTTCTCTGTTACAAAACGGGCATTGCGGTTGAAAGCATATACTTGCGCATAGGCGAGTTGAGGATATGCAGGATCAGCTGTCAGCGTCGTTAATACATCACGCATATGCAACTTTTTGTTGGCAACCTGAGTCACAACACGTTTCTGTTGTTGAGTAATCAACAAATCACCGGTGTAATTGTCAGTCATGGAAACGACATCTTTCAAGGAGAAGCCGTCAAATTCTCCTGATTTGCGTGTTTTTCCTTCTGCGAAATCTCTGAATTTTTCAGAATCAAGCATCTCGTTCAACTTCTCATCGAACTTGTTGATAGCATTCATAGACAAGCCCTTTTGTTTCATTTTCTCAATACTTTCTCCAAGGGTCTTTACCTGGGCAACGAGTTCTTCATTGTCTTTAACCAATTGCTGAAACTTCTCATTGTCATAGGATTTCAGCAATTTATTAATATCGTCAAACTGTTTTGATACCTCATCCGGTGATGCAATTCCTTCAAGGGACTTGTTTACTACTTCACACATCATGCCGACGATGTTTTCCATAAACGCCTTCTGTTCTGCCGGCAAGCCGTCCGTTTTCAGATTAAAATCTGATACTGTAAATTTTCTAATTGGCATAAAATTTAAATTTTAAGTTATTTATTCTCGAAACAGCTATTCAAACTCTTAAAATCGAATAAAGTGCCATTATCAGCGGCTTTAATCGTCACTTCATCGTTCCCATTTTCCCCGTCATTCTTTTCTTGAGTGTCAACAGACGGCTCATTTTTTCCGGTGGTATCTTCAGAAGTGTTTTGCAGAATAGCATTCGAACGATATACTTTTCCCCAACAGTGGGGACATCTTACATAATTCATAAGGTCTTGTAGACCCTTTTGAGAAAATTCTTTCTTTTCTGATTTGACAGAATCAATAAGAGAAATTACTTGGGTTCTAATCTCCGGAGTGAGCTTCTCCATTTCTTCCCTTACAATGTCCTGTGTTATCCATCTCTGATAATCAGCAGCATAATCTAATACCTGTTGGGCAAAGGTATGCTCTGTTTCTGCATCATAATCAAATTGATGACCACAATGAGGACATGAGACAACGGCACCACCGTTGAGGCTCTTCAGTAATAAACTTAATTCCATATCGTATCCTTTTAAACGTTCATCACTATATCCATGCTGCAAGAACGCTTTCCGAACGAAATCAACAGCCTCCTTTACCTGGTCGGCAGTAGCAGACTTAATATTCACAAGGAAAGTCTGGGGATTACTCCCCCAACTTGTCAATGTTGAATATTCCATCATACGCCATTCAAGCACTTTACAGGGATCAACAGAATCTCTTTTAATGGCCTTGACCCCAATAGAATGTTCAAGTGTTCTGCCATTCTCTGCAAACAGTTTATAATCAGCTAACGTATCACGGCCAATCTGTTTTTCAAGATTTAACTGACCGACCATAACCAAATTACCTTCTGTTTCCTTACCACTCAACGGAACACCTAACAACTGGTCTGTACGATGATTCAGGAACCAACGCATCCGACCAATATTTTCTTTCAATGTCTTATTGAATGAGCCGGGCATAGATATGTCATTTTGTGAGTCCTTCACACCGATACCATTCACCGCAACGGTAACGATACCCTTCTCATCAACATCATTTGCCTTTGTCTTGTACTGAAGGCTTTTGATTTTCTCTTCCATCTTTTTCATCTCCACTTTTAGTGTTAAAAACTCGATTTACTTTATCCAGTTCCTCATCTGACATATCAAATTTCAATTTGTCAAACAAGGGATTTTCTATCATACTTTCACCTATTTGGGCACGCCAGTCATTGAGCGTTATAAGCCCACATGAGAATTGTTCACGACAACGTTTATTTATATTTGTCTTTACGTCCTCGGATTCTTTCAATCCTTCCTGCAAACAATCAACATCAGAGAAATCACAATCCAAATAATATCCCCCTCCTTCAAGACCAAGGAAAGCTGTAAAATCCTTGCAGAATTGTTTGGCCATAGGAATAACAGTTGAACAATATACGCTCTTTTCAGCAGTAGCCTGATTGCTAAATGTGGACTGGTCTTTTCGCGGAACAAGAACGGCAGGGATGCCGTATGCCCCTGCAATATTTATTGCATCAGCCAAAGTCTCTTCAAACGGCTGTAACTCTGCAATAGAAAGATTAGTACGAACAAAGTCAATATCTGCATCTGAAATACCATAAGGTACCTGGCCCTTCCTTACACCATACTTCTCAAAATTTTGCTTCAAAAGCTGTTCCTTTTCATCGTCAGTCAACGCTATTGAACCGGTAGCATCAGTTTTCTTACTTACAATAAAGCCCAATCCACCCCGCTTTACATAAATCACATTTCTAGCTTCATATACAGCTATTAGATTTGACATTGGCTTATTTTGGGAAGCAAGACGACTTTTGGACTTCAAGAACATAGCCCCTGAATAGAACTCTGCACTTCCGTCTCTATCATGCCATATTTGGTATGGAGGAATTTCCAAACTACCATTCCAACCATACTCCAAACGATAGCTACGAATAATATCTTCTGTTTGGGCAATACCAAACAATGGCATATTCCCGTAAACAGGTTCTACAATAGTCTTATCAGAAGGTAGCACCCAATAATTATCGCAATATCTCCATTTTTCAGCTGTAGAAAAGACATCAGGCATAGCGGCACGAATAAAGCTATTCCCTGTACACAATTTATAAATATGGTGCTGATAAATCAATTCTTTCCAACGCATCAAACAATTAGGACGACTAAGTATGCCATTCATTCGTTTATTCGCCCATACTATACTGTCATCCTTAGTTTTCTTCAATTGAAAATTAGCACCTGCAATTCGCGATGCAATATAATCGATCGGGAAAAAGACTTCAGGTATCGTACTGAATAGCGTTAGATAGTTACTGCCCGCTACAATAGGACTAGTAAGGTCCTCAATGTATGCAACTGACCATTTTTCAGCCTTGCCACTTTGAGTATCTATATCCTTATTTTCAGATGAAGTAACTATTTCAACTTCACCTTTAGTCTTAGATTTCTTTCCAAATAGATTATCAAAAAAAATATTCATTGGGTTCCTTTTTGAGCAAAACTAAGTAAAAAGGAAAACCGTTTTCCAAAACACTAAAATCTTGAAATTACGAAAACATAATATCAACAATACAACATCCTTATTTTCAATCACATATAACGCAATTCAATTCAAACCTAATTTTACAACGAACTGTACTAGCCCACTCAAAACAGCACTGGCCTCTTTTGTTTCACTATCTTTATTATAGTCCATCAGATTATTCATGAAGGCAACATATTCCGTATCAGATTCTACTTTTGATGCAGAAAAAAGAATACTATTTTTCACATAATCAGATGTTGCAGCAATACGCTTATCTACATCCGGAAACTCTTTCATTACACGAATCTCCTTGTTTGTACTAGAACGGAGTTCCCGGATAAAAGGGAAATAAGCATCTGTACATTCAATTACACATGAATCAGATTCATGGGACAAAATAGAAGAACGTATATCTTCTGTTGAAGTAGTATCCATAAATACGACATCAACAACATGCCATTTATTTCCACATCTAAACGCTTGTATAAGGACAAATTTCCCATTAACATTCGGCATCACATATAGAATCTTCTTAGTGTATTTACATTCGGTATCTGGATTGAAGAAATTAATAGTGCCATTACAAGCATACAAGTTTCTTTTTCGCCGGTTACTAAACTCTATATACTGCTCACTACACAAATCCACAACGACATATCGGAACGTATCAGACAGGTGCCCGTGCTCCTCATAAGTCTGCAAGGTAGTTTTATTCTTGACCTTAGTTTTAAGAATGGCACCGTTAGCATCTTTCTGTACGCTCATGTAGTCCTCAATAGATACCGAACATGATTCGTCAATGTATATCTCTATACCGGGAACAGTACAATCAAAAATGGCATTAACAAACTCACCGGTCATGGCAACACTCGGATTCTTGTTGCCTACCTTATCTTCAATCTCGAATCCTTCTTTCTGCAATGTATCTATGAATAAGTCCATCCAGGAACGCTTCTCATCGTCAATGCTGTTTGCCGCTTTCGTTGATGCATCACCATGTACATATAACCTATCAGAATATTGGATAGATTTCAGATACTTTGCAACAAGTTTGGAGGCTTTCTTTACTGTATTGTTTGGGCTTTCAGCGCACGTTTCATGGAATTGCCAAACCTTGGTACCAGTTGTGAAATCGACCTGCCAATATGATACACTGATATACGGAAGCACGTTGTTATCGACAGAGATATGAATAGGTAAGTCCGGAACATACTTATGTTCACCGGAATGTTTGCCACGATTGAAGGAACCGAAGAACTCACTACCGGTACGAATGACACCCCATTCTCCCAATGCGTACACATTGTAATAGTCCGGATCGTGAACTCTATCATACTCAAAGTCGGCAACACATTGCTCATCATAGAAACCATACGCACCGTCAGGACTACCGACCACCCAAAAATTATTCAAATAGGTAGATTGGATAATAACTGTATTAGGTGCCTGTTCCTCGATTTGCTTAGTACGAAGATTAAGTATTTGCCTGGGTGCATTCTTCTTTACGGATTTGACCTTGGTAAGTTCTTTCGGCAACTCTTTGCCGGCAATGGTAACCGTCATCGGTACATCATGCCATTTATCTTTATCAATAAACTCTTTCTTTATCCAATGGCTTTCACTAATCGGGTTGAAGGTACAAATAATCTGCTGCCCTTTCTTACCACGCAAACGCTTACGTAGCTGCTTGAAATCCGGATGCTCGAACTCTGACCATTCCTCTAACTGAACTCGCTTATAGTTAGAGATACCTTTTATCTTCTCCGGATCGTCAAGACCGGAGAAATCTATCTTCGCACCATTTACCAGACATTTAATAGTATTCTGTTGAAATTTGAACAAATGGGAGATGCCAAGACCGATCGCAGCGACCTTATAATCTTCATAAATGGTTTTGAGAATAGAAGCTCCTACCTTACGCATGACAAGAGTGTTCTCACCATCCTGTAATGTCTGTATCAGTATTGTTTGTGCCACACTATACGACTTACCGGAAGATGAACCTCCATAGAGAATGATAAAACGGATAGTCTCATCATTCAAGTACTTCAATAGATAGAATCCGTTAGGATTTAGCTTCTTATAATTTATAACCATATTGTTCTAAAAGTAAGGTTTCTCCGTAGGATGAATACCGGATTTTGCAGTTCAAATTGTTCTATTCTTCCGAATTCTCATTATCTTCAAATCCGATACGAAGTTCACCGACTTTATTTCCGTCTCCACCTTTGATATTGACATTCTTATCGGCTTCCCATCCATTCCAGGCACCAAGCAAACGAGCGGCTTCTGTTTTACCGTTGAACTCATAGACAACTTCTCCTCTCTTATTCTGAATCTTCTTCAATGCATTGCGTGTACGCTTTGGAAGCTGCGATGGACTTTTCATCTTTACCTTACCTGTTAGCTCATCGACAATATACAAGTCATTAGGATCAGAAGTTATGATATCCATCAGCACACGTTCCACAGTCTCACGTTTAACTTCAGATTCTTTCGCCCTCTTTTCTCTTATCTCTTTTATCCTTGATGTAACCTTGATGTTCTGCATAAGGGCATGAGCATTGCGCCAAACGCTCTCCTGCTTCATCTTAGTGCAGTCGTAAGCCATCCGGTATGCTTCACTTGCGTTGCCATCAATATCAACGTAATATTGACAGAACTTCTCTTGTTTCAATGTTAATACATTCTCTCTACTCATAGCTTCAAATTATTAAATTCCTGCATGAAGAAACAATGATAGTTACTCAACATGCAGGAATAAATTAGAATGGTTGTACATTCAAAGGATTTCTATTTCTCCGCCCCCGCATTTTTTTGAGAATTATCCTCTCTCCGCATGGCGAATACCTTTTTTACTCCGTCCTCGACTGACGTATAGGACAAAGGTACTAAATAGATATCCTGGTTCACCGATTGCTCCAAATTGTCAAAATCTCGTTTTTTATTAATCAACTCTATTTCAAGCGGTTTGTAGTATTTTACTAAAGATGCAAAATACATAGTAGTCACAGGTTGGACGTTACAAATATTGATAAGCTGCCGGTTACAGCCCACCGCATAAATAAGCCCTTCGACGACATCATCTATGTAAGTGAAGCACCGGATATTCTGACCACAATTGTATAAAGACACGTTTTCCTTTTCTATCAGGAACCAGAGAAGAGTTCTTTTTCGCGGATTAGGTCCATATACATTATGCAGCCGGCACCCGGTCGCAGCCTTACAATAGATAGATGCATACTGTTCATCGAAATACTTGCTTATTCCATACATGGAAGTGGTATTCTCCGGATTCGCCGTTGACGAACTGGCGTATACTAACTTCACATGATACTGGTTACATGCATCAGCTACTCGCATGAAAGTATCAATGTTATCCTTCCTGATCTGTTCCAGGTTTCCATTAAACACACTAGTTTGCGCCGCCAAATGGAACACACAATCAATACCCCCATTTTTCAGGAGCTCACATACTTTTGTGGCTTCAATACCAGACTTTCGATCAAGTCCTATGACTTCGACATCCCTTTTAGCTAATTCTCGGCAAAGGGCTTTACCAATAAATCCCTCACTGCCGGTTACAATCATTTTTCTCATCATCACAAAAACTAAAGGTGCATCTTGTTTAAAGACACACCTAGGTTCAACATAAAATCCTAAAGATTAAATCTTATTTTTGAAAATACTCCCTACACTTAAAACCCTTTCTAGGAGTAAAGTCTTTAAATTCACAGCTTCTAAACACCCACTTCTTATCAGCCCATCCGGCTAAATCCTTTTGCCATTGAGGAATAATTTGACGTGGATTATTCAAATCCCTATAAGGCTGGCAATGCGGTAAGAACCGACCGCCTTTGTTCTTCCAATGATTGACACGCTCAAACGATTCTTTGAAGTCACTGAGCAGGATACAATAAAAGAAGTATTCGCCTTTGTACCCGTACTTGTCAATCAAAGCTGTGGCACGCTCACATTCGGCAATCTGTCCCGGTGTGTCACAGCCGAACCGTATGCGCTTCATCCACTTTACTCTTGCCAGTAGCCGGGCGATGTCGTCTGTTACCAAGCGAGCATCTAAGCCCTGATTGAAGTCTACTCGTACGCCCATGGAGACAATCTTTTCAATCTGTTGTAATCCATAATCGGATGCAAGTACATTGTTATCCATGAGTATTACGTTCTTTCGCCCGGCAGATACTTCTTCTATATCCATGTATGGAGTTATGTTGCCTTCTTTGGCAGGAACGACACACCATTTGCAACGATTAGGACAGCCACGGGTAAGGAAGCCATAAGCCAGATTCTTATCAATATTATACAGGTTATAGTCGGGAACTATTTTATCAACTTCTACTGGAAGAACCTTGCTTATGTCATACCCTGTACCACCTTTCTCAACCTGATTGGTATTGATGTAATAGCCATAATCTGGAGTAAAGGAGAATACCTTTGCCGAATAAACTTTATCGTATGAGCACAAAGGGTTATACCATTCCACATTGTCGCCTCTTGCCTTGTGCCATGCACTTATCTTCATCAAAGCTAGATTAGGATAATTACTGTCAACTGCTAATATTCCGATGTTCATTACTAAAACAGTTATACTCCAATTATCTCATCATTGATACGAAATATGCTATCACTCACAAAATCGTATATCTTATACATAAGTTCCGGTTCTTCCTTTTTCGGAGAATAAACCATCACCTTTTTACCTGCACCTTTCATCCAACCCGCTTCTGTGTTAGCAGACCGACCACAAGGGAGAACCATAACGCAGACATCAGCCCACTGCATACCGTTGAAATCCGAATCAAAACCTTTCTGCGCAATTGGGTGATTAAGCGCTTCTCTATATTGCTCTGTTGTCCAGTTCTGCCAATCAGGATCTATATCAGACCATTGGAAACCACCATTACCATGTGGGGGATTCTTAAAATCGTAAACCTCATGTCCTAAATCACGGAGAATATCTACAACGTCCTGTTGAAATACATTTCTCCAACTACTTGCTACATAAATTTTTGCCATATTATTTTAAATTGTTACTTTTGGATGTCGTTTGCACGGTGCAAGCGACTTAATTTTATTTTTATGAAAAACATAATTTTAAAAGGACTCCTATAGCTTTACTACCGTGGGGCTATATGGATGTCCAAAATCAATTAGACGGTAGGATGGGAAGCATTTTTCAATCTCGTAAGTGACAGTTATTAGTTAATTGAATACGTGACAGAGTGTGTACCCATCTAAAATAAACAGGAGGCGGCTTTGCAACCCGCCTTTTGCTTTTATTCATTACAGACTGTATTTTGAGTGTTATTTAGAATATTGTTGACTCTTTGTGCAAGTTCCGGTTCCAAACGCACCAATCGGACAATCATCACAATAAAAGGTTACACTTCTATAATCTGCGCCACTTCCACATGGATGTTCACTAAGCTCCATAACTTTATCATTAAGAAGCTGTACTTCTTCTTTGAGCTTATTTACCTCACTAATAGGGGTCAAAGCTCTATATTCTTGTTCTGTTAATATGTATTGCATAATTTATTCCTTTCTGTTATTTTATTCCTCCAATAGTTTTAGCAGTGATTTTTTATACTCGTCTATTTCCTTAATAGCATCTTCTTGACCTGATTTTGCATCATTTATCATTAAATCTGCTACTCCCTCCATTATTTCATCCTTATGCCTATTCAGATATTTGATAAAGTATTCCTGCATCAAATCAGTATCCATATTTGCTGTATCCGAATATGTGTCTCCACTTCCATAACTGCCAGAAAAAGAAAAATAACAAAGATTACTTATATTCATACTCTGAATACTCTCCCTTCTGCCAAATCCATCTGTATGCTTATCTATTCCACTATTGCTATGGCTTTGAAACTCTTCTCTGATTTTAGGGAGAGTTTCTTTAATAAACTTTTTCAGTTTTCTGCCAGTAGTGATTAACTTACTTAATTCTTTTGCTGTCATCATCAGTCTCCTTTCTTTTTAATCCGTTCTAGTACATCTCTGTTGGCTTCCAATATTTCATCGAAAGACAGAATAGGCATCCAACATATAACCTTAATATCATCCTTTTCGACACTTTTCCTAAATATGATATATCACTATCAGTAGTCCATATACCATTTTCATACGTGAATACATCTATATGCTTACGTGATTCAGCTTCTCTATCATCGTATTTATAGTAATATAAAAATCCGACTAAAACACGCTACTCTTCATCTGGTAATCGTTCTTCTACTCTTATCCATGGAGATTGCTTTTTCTGCCACTCAACACCAGACGCAAAAACTTTACGCATATATGTTTCAACCACATGCGGCTGATTGATGCGATTTGCTAATTGAGCTACCAATGATTTAAAATTCATATCTATCTTGTTTTGAGCCTAATTAGGCTACATCGTTAATACTAATTTCTCCTTTCAAAACTCGTTCTACCTGCCTGTCGATTATCTCTTGAAACTCTATCTGACAGATAAGCGAGCAATCCGGTATAATCTCTTCTACTGGGTCACCTCGCCATGTTGGGAGTTCGTCAAGGAAGATTCGTCCGTCTTTATCTTTTAGACAAGTTGCACCTACATCACGTTCAATCTGCGCCACCTCGTTAAATACATCCGGGAAGTCCTTTCGTATCTTATTCCAGTAGCCCATTCCGCCTTTCACGCAACCGATACAATTGTTGTTATTATAGCCCATCTTGTACATAGCGGGGATTTCAATACCGGCTTTCCAAAGCATTCCCATTGCATCCTGCTTCGTAATCTGCTTTTCAATAAGCGGGAATAGTGGCTTTGTGTCCGGGTACTGCTGTTTTAATCGGATAGCCCGGTTAATCTCTTTCGGGTCATAATCGAAACCCCAAACTTGACCGTCCCAGTGCTGCAATTCTTTTTCCAACTTGTAGCGGACTTTCTTTTTCAGTTCAAGAGTACAGGCGGCACCATGCGCGCCGTTGATATACCCCTTTCGCAACACATCAGACACACAGGTGTACTTGTCGCTTCGGATAATGTGGATAGATTGATTGTACCACTTTTCACAATCTGCCAAGAATCTAGTGTTATCGGGATGACCGGAACCAGTTTCAATATAGTAGATATGCACATCATCGTATAGGCTTAATGCTATCTTACAAGCAACTGCGGATGTAGCACCGCAACTGAACCATGCTATTATCATTTGATTCCTTTCTAATTTTATTTTAATTATTTTTTTGCAATATCATTCCAAAAAGCAACGCCTTCAGGAGTATTATTAAAAGGGAATGAAATAGTTAGAAACCAATGAAAACAGCAATCAACATCTAACAAATTGTTCATCCGCTCTTCATTTGTCATTGAGAAGTCAGGACACTCAATATTAAATGTCTCATTTGCTCTTTCTGTATTATATTTCCATTGATTGAAAATACCTAGTCTTTCTAATTTTGCTATTTTTTCATTCCTCTTCATATTGATTGACTTTTAGTTCTTTACATCTATAAAGGTAATCATTATTGACAAGTTTTACAAACAGAACATTCGCCAATTTAACGCCATTTTATGCTGCAACTGACCCTAGTTCACGTAACTTTTTACTAATACATTCACAGAGAACACGTGCCATGTTAACTTCGACTGCATTCCCTATGAATTTCTTTTGGTCAGCCTGTGTACCAATTAACACATAGTTTTCTGGAAATCCCATGATACGCTTTAGTTCAGGTATGCGTAGCATTCGCATTTTAATATCAATTATCCCGTATAAGCCCATGAACTCTTTTATTTTTTTTGTCATAGGGCTGTCGGTATCATAAATCTCGATTACTACATGTCCAGTTTCAGTTGCGATCAAATAAGGCGGCATTTTATCCATACGTGCTATGAGAGTGAAGCATGGATTATCAACGGAACCACCTGCACTATTAAATTGAGGGTTCATTAGGTAGTGCCACTTTCTATTTGCAGTGACTGTTTGTGCGGGCTCTTCTATGCTACTACCAACGTTGGAGAAGTTTGTATTCATAATCCACGGCTTGCAGCTAACAAGATTGTACTTAGGATTGGCGGTAATACATCCAAGCGGCTTTTCTGTAGATGAAGGTTTGCTGTTTCCATATTGCTGGTCTATGAAATATGGAGAAACGAGAGATAACCGATCCTTCGTTGTTACGGTTGCAGACGGTTCATTTATTGAGCGGTTAAATCCGTTACCGTAATGGGCTGATACAAACGCATGATGGTCTTTGCATGTAATTGTTCCGGCTGGTTCATTAATAGAAACATTCTTGCTTTCGGGGTGTCCACTGAACTGTTTTGAAAGAAAGCATACCTGCGCAACTCCCAGTCTGTTTTGCGTAGCTACTACCGGGCATGGTTCGTCAATCCCAGGGGCATTATATTTTCCAGTCCGGCTCATGGAATTATATTTGATAAGAAAAGCATCTTTGCCCCCGGCTACAAATTTTATCAGGCCGGCATAGATACGTTCCATTGTCTTTTCAGCAAGTGGCTTCTCACGAAAAATACTTGTTCCTTCATCGGAAAAATCCAGTATCTCTTTAACCGGGCGCCACTTTTCCAAACGACCAAACATATCTTGTTTACCGTTTTTACAGTGAGTGGGTTGTGGAAATACTATCGGTAATCCATTTTTGGCAAATATACCAAAGAAGCGTTTTCGAGTAGTATATGCACCATAGTCGGCAGCATTGAGAATACGGAAATCAAAGTTGTAGCCATACTTTCTTACGTTGCGTACCCATCTTTGATATAGTCTACCTTTATCCATGCTGATAGGCTTTCCGTTTTCGTCCATATCACCCCAACTCATAAATTCTTCAACGTTTTCAATCTGAATGTAATCCGGGCAAATAGCTTCAATGTACCGGAAAAGATGTTCAGCAAGTGTGCGACTATCAGCGTCCCGAGGTTGCCCACCTTTTGCTTTGGAGAAGTTCGTACATTCCAGGCTCGCCCAAAGAACGACCGCTGCACCCGGATATTGAGCCTTACATTTGGCAAGATGTTCAATTAGCGGGGAAAGTTCCAGCGTGCGAATATCTTCCGTAAAATGCAATGCATCCGGATGATTGGCCGCATGGCTTGCAATGGCGTTGGCATCGTGATTGACGCAGGCTATTACTTTAGCACACTGTTTACCATCAATTCTTGCAGATTCCACTCCTGTCGAGGTTCCACCTGCTCCACAAAACAGGTCAATATATAATAAATTTATACTACTCATTTCTTTTCTTCAAATTTCTTTGATTATTGATTTCAGACATACACATGCGGCACCAAGAAGTCAATAAATGATATTCCTTACCCTTTCTCACTACTATACGATTGTAGAACCGGTTCAAGTAGAAGTAATTTCCGCAGTGTGTACATTTTTTCATCTCACGTCCTGAAGCATCTATAATACGATTGCGAGGTTTGCGATGAATAAGAGTACAGTTTTTACACTCACCATCAGTTCCACGATGCCGCCGGCAATGTGATAAGGATTTTGCCCCACATTTAGCAAACACCCTACAATCTCTACGAGGTATTGATTGATACACATTCATGGCTTCCTCGCATTCAAGAATTTATTTACTACACGAGAAAGTACATCCTCATTCTCTGGCATCAGCCATTCTTTCGCAACGTTCCAAGCAATACTCATAGTTGGATTGAAGTTATCCTTCCTGACAGTGTGGTGAGACAAACGCCCTTCAGTGGGTTTCAAATCCTTATCATGTAAGATACACAGTCCATTTTCGAAGAAAGCACAAAACTCTTTGCCGGAAACAGGTTGAATCATCGGAATAGCAATATTAATAACCCCTAAGAATATACCAGCAGCCCAGTTTGTCAGTGCTAACCTGTCGGCATAACCAGCATCTATAATTCGTTCAATATCATCAGGAGTACCTAAACATGGCGTATGACATTGTTGTTTACAAACACTGCATGAGCATTGTACAGGTACACGACCTGAAGCCCTCATTACCCTTTGTAATGAGGTTTCTTTTGATAATTCTCTCATAGTAAATTATTTGAGATACTACAGATTATTAAACATCGCCCCACAGCTTTACTGCAAGGTCATAATTTTTTTTAGCCTCTTTTACTGCTTTATTGGCATAAGCCATAGCGTATGTATGCTCGCGTCGGTACTTACCGGACTTCAATCCTTCGTGATATTCTTTTGCTTGTTCCAACTTATGTTCATAGAAATCTATACTTTCCGGCATGGACAAGTTTATCGTATTAGCCCTTTTTTCCCAATACTTCGCAACTCTTTCATGTTCGGCAGCCTTATCGCTAAACTCAACGCTTTTCCCCATGTTATTCCAGGCATCATCTATCATTTTGCGATGTCCTCGTTCGCTATGGTGTCCAACTTTGATAGGCTCACCCAAAGAAAGGAAATCGCGATGTTTATTTGATTTCTGAAAATACTCATTACTTTTTTGTACTGCCGATGACGCCCATTCATGCCTGCGTTCCGCTCTTTGCTTAGCCCATTCTTGAACATTAAAGCCGTCAGCTCTAACGATGGAGTAATAGTAAAACCCATCTTTCTCGAAGATTAGGTTAAATACTATACTTTCGTTCTCCTTACCATACTTGGTGGTAACCTCAATAGTTTCACCTTTTTCGTGCTTCTCATCACACTTTGCCAAAAATACATTTGGCGCAAATTTGTAATACGTGTTCATTGTTTTAATTAAATTGGTTTGACTTATATGAAAAATGAGAAACCACAGCTACTTAGCCGTGGTTTCATCATTAAATAACTTTGGTTGACTGGGTTGAACCAAATCATCGAATAAACCAGGAACACGAGGTTGTAACGCCTTGTATTCTTCCTGAAAGAATTCTTCTTTGGTTCTCCCATGTTTTTTACCCTTTCGTGTATGTACATCGAAAGTGTAATCTGGAATAGGAATAGGATAACGCCTGACATCATTTATCCACTTTTCTATATCAATATCCTTTCTATCATAGATGAAGTTTTGCAAATGATCCGCATCACGATTCTTTCTACATTCACAAAGGAGAATAACAGCTTTACTGACAAATATCCTCCCTTTGGGTTCAGTAGCAGTCTTGTTTACCAGCTCATGCCCCTGCCACAATGCTTCTATCTCTTTAGTAATGATTCCATAGCAATCTTCAGCACTAATGGTAAACAGACGCTTCCACACATAGTCGCGGTACCCACTCGCCCAAAGTTCCAATGCAAAAAAGCCGGCTACCCCGGTGTCGGCTCGCCTAATGGCTTTCTGCATTGCAGAACTCACCTCAAAGAAATCATATCCGCAAACTGTTCTTATAATCATAATTCTAATTTAATGGTTTGACTTTTAGTTTATTACATCAGTAAAATTAGCTAAAAAAGGCGAATATGACAAACAGAATGGACGCCATTTAAACGCCTTTTTTACAGACTATTAGAATTTGAATTTGCATGATATATTATATTGAACGAGCTGCTTTGTTTTGTCTTTCCCATTAGTGGTTGCACTCTTTAGCAAAATACTATCACCAAAATTCTTTTTGATAAAGAGGATAGATTTACGTTCCTCTTCCTGATTCCTTATAGAAGCAAGCCCACCAGCGTTTACAAAAGTGTTCTTTTGCTCAAAATTATACCGCAAATCGGTTAAAACCTTGCGTTCTTTGTACTTCATGTAACAAGAAATCCAAAAATCTTCCTTCAAACGTATTTCCTCATTCCACCAAGTGTTTTTGTTATAGATTACTCCATAACTGCAACCGGTTATCATTTTCGAAAGAGAAAGAAAAGCGGATTCATCATACATTACCGGCGATATCCGAGCGGTGAAGCCAAACAGATGTACATCCATCATACTGGCCATCTCAAATAATGACTGAATGATATTGGTTATCTTATCTTTATCCTTTATCCGGCTAGGTTCTCCTTTTTCCACATAAATAGGTTTGCAGGCATGGACATCATCATCAAGCATGAAAAGTTCTCCAAAATGCTTTGCCATCCAGTTACGTTTCGGGATGAGGCCCATAACATCGTCAGGATGAGTAACAATTTCACATTCCGGGTTAAATTGTTGATATAAGTCAGCTTGACTTTCAGCAACGCAAATGATAGGATCGTTCACCAACTTTTTAGAGAACACCCGGTCATGGCGCTTATGACTTGGTATTACTATTTTGCAAGGCATGGCGAACGTCTTTTATGTCGATTACATTACTCTTACTTACTTTCCCGGTCTTGTACGACTTCATGTGCTGCATATCCAGCCTTTCACGAAGCCAATTACTATCTACCTCATTACTTGAGGTGATGATAAACAACTCATGTTTTTCGTCATACTTTGGAATGAGAGGATAAATGGCTGTATCATCCGTGATGGCATCGAAGCGCTCTTTAAATTCATCCTCTTTCTTCTCCGGGGCAAATTCGATGCCCCAATCTTGGAGTTCCGCCTTATTCCACTCGTTTTCCATAACGTCCAAATCATTCTCACCAAAATTGACATTATCTTTAGTGGCATATTCCCTCAACTTCTTAACGGGGGTATCAGGTGCCAGAATTTTACAAGGCAGTTCTTTATAACCTAACTCCTTGCAAGCTCGCAAACGTAAATTACCACAAACAACAATATATCTGCCATCATTGTAGGGAAAAACTATAAGTTCTCGAAGTTCAAGCATCTCTGGCGAATCCTGAATGCTTTTCTTCATCGCTTCAAAGCGGTAATCACGAAAAAAACGTGGATTTTTCGGCAATCCCGTGAGCTGCCCCTTATTAAAATCAAGTAGGCAGACTTGAATAATCTCTGTCATAACTAACTATATTAAAATCAACAACACAAAATCAACAACACAAACAGTCAGTAACAACACCTAATCATTTTTTCTATCATCGAACTCTATCTTATCTTTGATAAGCTGTTCAATGTCCTCACAACCAAATCTTTTTAAATAGGCAACAAGGTAAATTATCATCTCGGCTGCCAATTCTTCATCTTCCGAATATTTAGGAAGATTATCACTCCTATATTTAGAAGCAATATCGAATTTTCTCCAAACGGCTTCAATTCTTATGCTAAACGCTTTTCTTGAGCTATGCTCATTCATCTTAAAGCGCTTCCTCATGATATTCAAGCATCTCTGGGCAAACCTATTCAATGTTATCATATCGATCGGGTTAAATTGTTAGACTAAGAATAATCTCACACTATTTAATAAAGGCGGTGGTCTGTTTTTATACAAATACATATCCATTCTTATTTAGATTAAATAGCTTCCATCAAATCAAATAGCGTCGGTGCATTCACTTCAATTTCAGCTTCATGCAAGTATGAAAGGCTGTCTTTCCAATAGTCATAATTCAACTCGGTAGAGAGCCCTTTACGCCCCAATCTAATAGCACAGTAAGGAACAGTACCGATACCGCCAAATGGGTCGAATACCAAGTCTCCTTTATTTGAATACCGTTCAATCAACCTCTCAACAATATCAAGCTGAAGAGGACAAATATGATTTTGACGTTTTTTCTGTGACTGCTTGGTATTGAGTGTACGCATCCGGGTAACGTCATCCCAAATCCAAGGTTTCTTACTTACAGGATCTACGGCCATAAATGTTTTTGGTAGTTTACCGTAAACTTCTAATTCTTCAGCGAAAGCAACATGTTCTTCATAATTGTATATATGTTCACGCTCATAGTTTCTAAACAAATGGCGTATCTTGTCAATACCGGCAACTTTCATATCTTCATAGCTTAACAAAGTATTACCTGAAGATTTCCAACTTGCATGAGCATCTATTTGCCAGCGGGCTAACGAATATTCATTCTTATTCTTGGTTACTGGCAAATCTGCATAGGCACGTGAAGTATCAGAAGGCAGTTTACGGAAAAGAAGCACATATTCAGGGCAACCAATACCCATCTTAGAACCATCTTTGCACATCTCTGTATAGCCAAGGCGGTAGGTCTGGTTATTCTCCCTTACCACATCGGTATCTACTGTGATACGCCCCATGTAGCGGAATCCGTGTTTCATGTAGTGAAATACCGTCATTTCGGAGAACGGGTCGATGGTGGGCATACCGTCACCTGTGGCATTACCGAACAATACACGGTCTTTCACATGGATGCAAGCCAGCCGCCCAGGCTTCAATATCCGCATCAGTTCTGGTGTGAGGTAGTCCATCTGCTCGAAGAACTTGTCGTTGCTTTCATTATGCCCGAAATCGTTATAGGTCGGCGTATATTCGTAATGATTGGAAAAAGGGATGCTGGTTACAACCAAATCCACCGAGTTGCTTTCCATTTTCTGACACTCCAAAACATTGTCGTTATTGATGGCTTTCCACAGTTTACCGGATTTTTCTTCACGGCTGGCAAACATCCAGCGCATCATCTTCTCCTCTGCCTGCAAACCGAACAGACCGTTCTCACGGACGATATCAGTCATTTTAGAAACCATTTCACGATGCTGCGCCCATTTCTGCATAAAGCTTTTGAATATCTCTCCTTCACTTTCTGCATAGACCAAGTAAAGGTCTACAGGATGTTTTTGCATGAAACGGTAGATACGGGCTATCGCCTGAAACTTGTCATTGAACCGGTAGTCGATGAACATGATAGCCTTATGACAATGGTACTGGAAGTTCAAACCCTCACCAAGCATTTCAGGCTTTGCGGCCAGGTATTTCAATCTCCCGTTTTTGAAGTCCGCTATCACCTTGTCGGCTTCCTCATCATCCTGCGAGCCATAAACAGCTTTGCAACCGGGGATAGCCTTGCAAAGGGCTTCCCGCTCACTCTCAAGGTCATGCCACAAAAGGAAATGCTCGTCCTTGTTTTCAGGACGATTAATAATCTCTACGACACGGGCAATCTTCTCTGCCATATTGTCCCGACGTTCTTTCGCTGCATCAGCAAGTCCGAGAGCAGCCTCACGAAACATCTTCACTTGTCCGTCACGGTCTGTACCGGCAGTGGAATTGTCAACGCTAACCACTTCTTCATGTACCCGCAGTTCCGGCAATTCATAGCCGGTATCAGGATAACCGAGGTCGGAAGGCTTGGTTAGGAACAATGCCCAAGTTGATACCCACAGCCAAAATTCTTTTTCTTTGTGTGGATAAAGCGTTAGATTATTAGCTTTGGTACTATCACGTTGAAAAAAACGTGTAAGGGCTTGACCTGTATCCATCACTCCAAGATATCCGGCATAATGTATCAGCTCCTTGTATCTGTTAGGTGACGGCGTGGCAGTGGCAACAAAGCGGAAAGGCACATCGGCGAACAGCGGTAGGAACTCTTGGTATGTCTTGGTGCCGAACCCTCTCAATACGCTTGCTTCATCCAATGAGGTAACGGTAAAAAAGGAAGGTTCTATTCTTACGCCGTCTTCTCCGTCACGGACACGCTCATAGTTGGTAATCATTATATCACACTTGCAGGCTCTGACTTCGCTCATGGTCTTGACATACTTAACTGTCATGTTCATGTGCTCCTTAGCTTGGGTGATAAACTCTACTACTACACGTTTAGGACAAACGATAAGAGCTTTACCAAAATACTGGTTGATTATAACTCTGCATATCTCCAATTGGGTTACTGTTTTCTGCATACCGAAACTGGAGAATATGGCACGGCAACCACCGGAAACCGCCCAACGAACGGTATCTCTCACATGAGGGTAAAGAGAAGTTGATATTTCATTAGGATTAACTTCAAATCCAGTATTGTGGCTAATAGCCATCTTGTCTTTTAGAAATTCTATATAGTCTTTCATTTTCATTTCAAATAAAGAGAGGAAACCGTTAGGCTTCCTCTGTGTTATCGTTATTAAGTTCTTCGAGTTGCTGTTTGAGCTTCATCTCTTTCTTGCTATATGAATCTGCAAGTTTCTTTGTTAGCGCATTGTAATCATCCGGATATTGTTCTGCAAAAAGGATTTTCTGACACTTTTGCAAATAGGAGCAGAAATTCACATTATTCGATGATAAGCATTCAGCAATAAAGGCTCTATACCATTGGTGTCGGTCAGCTTGGTTGTTCTTGACATAATTTACAAAATCACTCTCACCATTCCATTTTTTCAAATTCAGTTTTTCAAGATAAGTACTGCTACAACCGCTAAGAACCAGCACATCAAAAACAAGTTGTTCATTTTCAGAGAATTCTTTTGTTCTCTGATAATATGTTTTCTCTTGCGCCCACTTGCGCATTTCTTCAGCAGACTTCTCCTTGACTATATCCTTCGCTCTTTTTAATTGGGCGTTTATTTTTTCCCTTTCTATCTCTTTTAGATCGGCAACGGCGGAAGTAGAGGAAGCCGTTGCTTTTCTAACATAATAGAAACTAACGTTAAATTCGGGAGAATAATGTCCAAAAAATGAAAGACAACGATAAACTTCTCCATCTTCAAGCATTTTCAAAGTGCGTTCATCATCTTCTGAATACCAGCACTTACATCTAAAGATTTCATCAGGATCAACTATTTCAAATCCAAGTTGTTTAACAGCTTCCAAAGTTTTTTCATAGAAAACCTTTCTATCTTCTCCCCAATATGTATCGGGACGTCTAGCGATAATTACTGTTTTTCCAAATGAAAGAGGTTCGCCAACTTTAACAAGATGTTCATATTCTAGTTGAATTTTCCGCGTCACATAAGCAATCTGTTTTTTCTCATAGCAAGCAGCATTGATACATCTAGCATCCTTACTATTCATTTCATAGAACAAACAACCATGATTACACGTATTATTCTCACATTGAGAACATGATTTAATATCAGTATTTTCCCAATTATCGGAATCATCTTTAATCCAAGGTGCGTTACCAAGCTCCATGAAAGAATTACTCACAAATTCTCGAATCATAGCAGTAGTACATTGTTCTTCCTCCTCCTCATGAAACTCTTTTTGAGTATCTTCATCCAATTTAGAAAGAATCATAGCACCGGACAATGGTATATCTCCATTTCTTACCCGCTCTTTTAGTTCAGGAATAAGAGAATTCAATTTAATACGGTCAAATACAAACCGGGTAGACTTTCCTATTTTAAGAGCGATATCTTCCAAAGTTCGTCCTTTTTCAGCCAACTGCGCAAAGGCAAAAGCTTCTTCGATGGGATCAACATCTTTTCTTTGAAGATTCTCGGTAATCATCGCTTCAAAAGCCTCATCATCTGTCATTTCTCTGACAATGCAGGATATTGTCTGAAATTTTTCCGACTTTTTTCGATGGGCTTTGATTTTTGCAACATTCGCTTCATCTTCCTTTGCTTTCAAAAGTGACACAGCCCGGAAACGACGCTCACCGCAAACAATTTCGTATGTGTAAGGTAATGGGGTAACATCTCCGGTTTCTAGGTTAGTCATCTCCTCGGATTTAGCAACTCTGACAGTGACAGGTTGCAATAAACCTTGCTTTTCAATGTTGCTTGCAAGCTCTTCAAGAGCTGCTTCATCAAAAGTCTTTCTCGGATTCAAAGGAGAAGGACTGATAAGGTCAATTCTAATGTTTTGTACTTCCATAATTTAATTATATTGGTTTGACTTTTAATTCATTACATCAGTAAAATTATCGTAAAATGACAAGTTATGCAAACAGAAACTTCGCCATTTTAACGCCATTTTCATGCGGGCTTATTACGTATTTGAATGAAGCCACGTTTTTCCGTTTCCCGAAGCAATTCCATATCTTCCTCACGGATATAACAATCCGTTTCACCATTAACAGTTGTGTGATTAGGAATACCAAAACGCTCCCGTATTCTTCTTTTCACTTCAGGAATATCTTCAAGTTTGATATGCCTAGTGTTCCAGTAAATTGTCACCTTCTGCTTCTTGTTTGCCATTTTCTCTTTTGTTTAGATAAGAGATTATTTCATTTGAGAGACTTAACGCTTTAGCAGCTTCTTCATCTCCTTGCTCAACTCTAAGTTTGAGTTCGTTCCGGTATTCTTCATACGACAAGCCACTTGTATAACTCACTTCCTCCGACAAATTCTCTTTATGAAAATTCCATGACTGATTATCAGCAACAGCACAACGTTCTTTATTGTATTCACGAAGCCAACTCATGATGACCTGACCATCAATTCTATTATAGATATTGCCATATTTCATTTTCATTGCGTTCTTGAAACACAGTTTAAAATCATCAGTTTTCATATATGGATATTCTTCAATGATTAAATCTACTGTAGTAGCGACTTGTGTAGCCGACATTGGATTACCGACATTGAAAAACTCCAAGGCATCAGCTATCAATATGACCAACACTGCTCTGGCTTGCGGCTCACCAAACTTTCTTATAATAGTGCCAATAGAAGGTTCATCACTTTGAAATACATCTTCAACCTTCTTGGGGCATAGAGCTTTGCAATAGTTTTTCGGCGAGGTCCGTAAGACTGCTAACCGATTCTCTTCTTGTGGCCGCAGTATCAGTTCGTTTTCCATTGTAATTTCCTTCTAAAATTTTAGTAAAATTCGCAGACTTGAATATCCAGTCAAAAGTGCACCTCCAATTTTTATCGTTTTGTCCAAGCAAGAAAGGACTGTCTAAAACCAATTGGAACACATCGAATACAGCTTGCTTCCCGTATTGTGCGACACGTGCTTTAATAGCTTTCTTTCGTTTTGCATCTATGGACTTTATAGCAGGAAGTTTACCTTTAAACGTGGAATTAAAATAATCCATTAGCCCACCCCAATCAATCTTTTCCTCGGGGAACAAAGAAAGCTCGTCTTTCTTTGATTCTCCTTTAGGAGAAGTTTCTTTCTTTTTTAAATGAGAATCATTATCATCTACATAATCATTATCATATTCATTATCATTATCGGGTTTTGTGGGTTCTTTTGGGTTTCCAAATAACCCAGTGGGTTTTGTGGGTTCTTTGGGTTCTTTTGGGTTTTCACTTTTCGGACGTCCCCCCTTAGAACCATTGCTCTTATTCCTTTCCACAATAGACATATACTTTTCAGTATCCCTGTCTATATCTATCTTTATAAAGTTGAAAGCAATATTTGCCATAGGTTTCAACCCCCGAAGATTTCCCGTTGTCGCATACTCAATTATGCTTTCGTAAATCTCCAGCCTGACATCATCCGGCAAATCCTTGATTGCTTCTCTCCACCCTTTATAAAAGATGAATGAATTTCTTTCCATATTTTAAGGGATTATACTCCGATTAGTAATAAAACTCACAGACCTTTTGCTTCCTTCAGTTTTTTCGCTTCTTCCTTGTAATGAGTAATCAGCTTTTCTAATTGAAAGTCACTAAATTGCTTAGTAACATTTTTCTTGGCTTCCAGGATCAGCACATTTCGTTCACCATACTTGGCAACTAGACGTCTGCGATAATCCTGAATATTTCCTTCCATGAAGCGGTTACAATGTGAACATTGAGCATTGCAGTTCATTTCATCAAAGCGAGTACTCATGTGTTGGCGGTTGATGTAATGACCGCAATCTGCTTTATTGAAAGGCTTTATTTTACCACATGAAATACACTGAAAATATCCATTAGGCATCGTATCACGATAACGGATGAACAAACTAAATATTCTGTCTAGTTTATCGACAAGATCAGGTTTCTTCTTGACCTTAACACCTTCTACCTCGAAAAGAGGCTTTTTCTTTTCTTTCTTCTTGTAATTTCTCCACATGATAATTAAAATACTACATTGGTTAATTGACGGCCACGACTCATTATACACCATTTTCCCTTTTCAGGCTGTTCTATGCGTAACTCTTCAACACGCCCAAAACGCCGGAAATTCCCACTCAAATCAACAACCCAACCCTCTTTACCTTGGCAGGGACGAATAACACGACCGACCATTTGATAATAGAGGGAAAGGGATTTGGTTGGACGTGCAAGAACAACCGTATCAAGCTCCGGGTAATCGAATCCGGTTGTAAGTACTCCGACATTAGCAACAACTTTTATTCTTCCATCTTTAAAACCTTTCAGAATTCGTGCCCTTTCTTCCTTTGGAGTAGAACCGCTAACAATCGCACAATTAGGAATTTCGGAAGCCAGTTTTTCAGCTTCACGAATAAACCTCGTGAATATTAAAATACCTTTGCGTGGTATGCCCGATTTGGGGTTCAACAGACGTTTTGTCCATCCAACTATATCTTTGTATATGTCCACACGTTCAAACTCTTGCAGAAGACTTTTTTCATCGTAATCTGCACCAGTAGAATTAGTCCTGACTCTACTTAAATCCAACTTTGTAATATCATAGTATTTCAAACTTGCGAGAAATCCTTTAGCAAGTAGTTCACTCACCTGACAGTGATAAATAACATCAGTGAAAACCTTTGGCCGGGTACGAGTTATAAATTTAAGCATAGCACCACCTCTTCCTGAACATAATCTGTAAGGAGTCGCTGTCAGCCCAATAACTTTCCTTTGCTCATCTTCAAAGAATTCCTTATACATTCCTTTCTCCGGATTCACTAAATGACATTCATCAATCAGAACGTGCTTGAAATGTTTGAAGAAACTCATGTGTTTCATCACACTACCAATCATAGCAAACGTAATACGATTGATATCCTTTCTTCCGGCAGAAGCTGAATAAACTCCACAATCGAATATGCCGTATGATTGAAGTTTCGCAAAATTTTGTTCGAGTATTTCCTTGCTAGGCTGGAACACTATCAGCGGCCCGTCTATCCGTGCAGCTATATTGGCAATGACAAGGGACTTCCCGGCACCAGTGGGAAGAACTATCACGTAGTTTTTCTTTTCCTTGGATTTAAAAACGCTGACCGCTGCATCACTAGCACTTTTTTGGTAGTCTCTTAACTGGTATGTCATAATTTGATGTGATATTTATGAACTTTCGAATGACAGTCACCACAAAGGGTAACGAGACAATCAAGATGTTCAAGTTCATGACCAACGATTGATTTTCCGTTAACCCTGTATGTTTTGTGGTGAATCTCTAAATTGAAGTCTTTACCGCACATCTGGCATTTATGTCCATCCCTAATACGAACCTTACGCTTGGCTTCTTCCCAATCTGGATTATTCACAAGCCGCTTCACATAGTTGGACTTCCTGCCTTTTTTGTGCTGCAATCTACTCATCGTCTTCCGGTTCTTCTTCAGGAAGTTTATCAGACAGGTCTTCTTCGAACTTGTCCCCATAATCTTCTGTATCATCAATAGGACGTTCTACTTCAGGATATTCAATACCAAACAAATCAAGCATCGCTTTTCTGTTTCGATCTTCCTGTGCCCAAAGAGAACGTTTGTCCCAATCAGGAATTTTTTCAGCTTTCACAAGCTTAAACTCACCGTTCACCCATGAATAATACAGGAAATATCCATCAAGAGCAAACAGGATCGTATTCTTACTTGAAAGATGATACTCCCTCGTCCCCTTTTTGACCTCGGCAGCCAGGTCTTTAATTTCAGTCTTAATAGAAGCTAACCTGTCTTGTGCATCACTCTTAATTTTCTTTGCACGTTCAATGGCTTCCAACAGTTCACGTTCGCGTTTGGGGACCTCATTCTCTTGCTTGATGCAATACTCTTCACGAATTTCGGAAATCTCAAATTCATCCAGTAAACGTTGTGTCACCTCACTTTCAGGGAATGTAGCATTGAAATGCTCATTCACCAACTTTATCAATTCATCTACATTCGTAGAACCCTGAAATAAAACAGGGGGAAATTTTTCCCGAATAGAATCGGGAACTACAAACTCGATTGTCTCGGGTTCGTAGTTTCTCAAATTTGCAATCATAAATTATAAAAGGATTAATTAGTACCGGTTTTGGTACTCATGAATAAAATCTAAGTAATGCTGGTCTTCAGGCAATGGAAGTGTAATACCAAACTCGGTGGCCGCATCTATTTTCACGCTTTCCATGAAATTATGCATCTCTAAAGTATTAAGTTTACTTGTTCCTCGCACAATAGTTTCCACCTTACCATTCACATGAACCTGTTTCACAAGAAACTTCTTACAATACAAGTCATGTATATCCTGAACTCCAGCAGCAGTGCTCCAATACTCTTCACCTGTGTATTCACGCAAACAGGCACCAATACACTGAAACCATTTCCACATGAGAGCATTTTGATTTAATGTTCTCGGCTGTGTTTTTTTCTTAATGGTTACAGTGTATTCTCCATTACGAAGTGTGCTGCACATGAACTCGAAAGACTTATCCATTTGGATTTTGCCATCTTTCTTCGTCAATGTTGCTTCCATAACCTATCAGAATGGCAAATCGTCCTTGGTCGGTGGTGGCGGTGGCGGGCACTCATTCACCGCACTTCGAGTCTGATTATTGGTGTGTTCCGGAAGAGGTGGCGGTGGTGGCGCTTGTTGAGGCTTAACAGAAAGCATCTCCATATTATCAACAAAAAGTTCTGTAATATACCGTTTAATTCCTCTGCTATCATCATAACTCCGAGTTCTTATCTTTCCTTCCAGATACAACTTGTCTCCCTTATGGACATACTTCTCAACAACATCGGCAAGACCACGCCAAACAACAATATTATGCCATTCAGTTCTTTCAGGAACCTGTGTTCCATTGGCAAGGGTATAACCTTTTTCAGTGGTGGCAAAGGAGAAAGTGGCCACTTTAGAACCAGCTTCCAAAATTCTAATATCGGGGTCTTTGCCAACATGCCCGATAAGCATCAATTTGTTTAAACTCATGATTTATCCTCCCTTATTGTTACACGGATACTATCAGCTTTAGGAACTGTTTTGATATACTTAGAATATAATTCCGGATAGTCAGCCTGAAACTTTTTAGTATCAAAATTGTCACTCGTAGAAGCGGGTGTATAACTAACTCGCAATCTTCCGGCATCCCATGACTTGACACCATTCTCACGCATAGCAGTTTTCAATTTTGCCTTATAATCTTTCTGAATCTTGGTTAGATCTGCAAGTTCTTCCTCAATTCCGATTATAGTATTTACAAGTTGCATTGGAATAAGTAACTTGTCATCATCAGGGGCAGGAACAGGAAGAATGGATAGATATTGCTCACCCTTCTTCTCGCATTCCATTAATTTCTTGACTTCTTTATCAGGCTTACGAGGAATTTCAACCAATTCATGTTTATCACCACGTACCCAAATGCCGAACAATTTATCAACTTTGAGTAATGGATTTTGTAGTTCAAACAGATAAGCATAAATTGACAACTGCCAACTCAAATACTCTTCGTCAAGATGCAGCGTAGTTTTGATGTCACCAAGACAGATTCTACCGGCTTTCTCCCAAACACAATCTATATTCGATGCAAAGTATTCGTTATCAGACACCGTGTACTCATTAGCAAAAGCCTTATATCCAGCTTTCGTCCGCTCTTTCAAATAATTCTCTGCTTCAATACTTTCAGGCGGTAAGCCTGTTGCATCAACAAACTGGCATTGAGCATGAATAAGGCTCCCCTTCTCAGCAGCTCTCTTCAATACAAAATCGGGGACATCTTTATATTTGTCAGGGAACAACTGCCGGCTAATCATACCGGTTATACCTTGCAACTGTTTTTCACCGAGCATATAAGTGTGGTTTTCCTCATTGAAAACCACACTGGATTTCACTAATTCTATCATTATTATCAATTTCTAGGGGGATATGTTTTCTGCATGTCAATAGTTATGTTTCTGAACTCCTTATTATTGTGAAGTTCGGGATGTTCAGCCCAAACTCTCTCAAGCTCTTCGCGGCTTTTAACACCAGTCATTTGTTTAATTGCACGATCCAGGTCTACACCAGTATATACTTTGCCCGAAGCGTTTGAAGCAGAAACATTGGGAGCATATACTTTTTCCTTTGTATTACCATAAGCAAAACGAACGCGGTTTTTATTGTCCACAATAACAAGTAAAATAATCTCCTTTTGCTCGTTATAACCAATCTCTTTTACACTGAATTTGGTGTATAGAGCAGGAGAACCTGTTTTGCTCTGATATATTTCATTTTTCTCAAGTGGAATCCAAATGAAAGGACCCGTATAAAGTTCACGCCCAATTCCCCAGTTAAATCCTGCACGTTTAAAGGCGTCCGAAGCCTGCCCTTTCTCTTTTTCTGTGCTAGATTCTGTCCCAACATCCTGTTTACTCACCCATTCCTTCTTTTCATTATCCCAAATGGACAACGTACAGAATAGATTCCCATTAACGACATCATGGTGCCGTTTCCAGTTCATTTCTCCGAACACTTCATCAAGTATTCTCATGTCTACTCGAGCATCCTTGTATAATAGCAAGGAGCAGCCCGAACCGTCCGGTTTCATAGTACCAACCCTACATTCAATTTCAGAAGCTAGAAGCGGTCTGATAGAATTTTTCTTCTTCTCTTCATTCTGAACCGTTGATACAGTGTTTTTTCTCGCTGTCATAATTCTAATTTAATGGTTTGACTTTTAGTTCATTACATCAGTAAAGGTAATCGTTATTGACAAGTTTAGCAAACAGAAACTTCGCCATTTTAACGCCATTTTCAGGTAGTAAAAACTGCCTGTACGATATTGTACAGGCAGAAAAATAAGAAAATGAATAATCCAATGTACCTTATGGAACGGCTACGCTTTGAAGGGTGTACGGCTCCCTGATTTATACATAATGTAAATGCTAGTGGACGGAACCGGAGTCGAACCGGTCTCACGGAATATTGGTGCACCTCACCGCAGTTTCAACCAACGATATACATATCCGCCCGATTAATTAAAAAGGTGCACTATCTTCACAGACCATACACCCCAATCACAAACACAAAACAAAACTCATGAACTACTATAATTTAATTAGGATCAGAAGGGTGAATGGCGTGGGGATCGAACCCACATCACGCATATCTGCGTATGCTGCCAATTACACCAGCCATCCGTTTTAAGTGAACTATTCTCACGAACCATTCACCTAGAACACAAACACAAAATAAAACACGACATTAACTATTAAATAGCACTCTCACGAGCTTTTGTGGGGCAGTTTAGGAGTCGAACCTAAATAATTGCAAATGCAATACATAAAGCACTTCGTACGCTTTCTTTATGCTCTCTTTACCATTGAGAATACCTCCCCTTGTTGCCACATCAACCCGTGATGTGGCTCAATTTTAAATTTAGAAATTTGAAAAAATCAATTCACTCTCACGAGCTTCTTGTTTCCGGATAGCCGTTCAAAGCACACCGGAATAGTATAGAACAATTAAAACTCAAATAACAGGGGCTTTAACCCTACAGCGTCCTTTTCGCTGGCAACATTAGTTAAACATAAAAAGAAAAATTCTCTGTGAAGGAACCCGGACTCGAACCGGGATGACAGATTACCTATGTATGACTTTCTTCAATCTATCTGCATACTTGCGTCTACCAATTCCGCCATTCCTTCAGGTCGTAGCCAGACGCTTCCGGCTACATTGATTGAATTGTTATTGATACAAACATAATTTTCCCCCTCACGGGTTACTTAACTCTGATTGAGTTGAGCCGGGAAACGGATTCGAACCGCTGACCTCATGTAGAAACATGCGCTCTAACCAACTGGACTATCCCGGCAGATGCCCGGCGAACCGGGCTAAATAAACATGACAAATACTAAAATTAAGCAATGCAGACCTTCACAGGCTATCTTTATTTTGTTTCCTATCTTCGTAGTATCGAAAACAGATATAATTCACTGATACGACAGTCACCAATACAAAAGCAGCAATAAATTCTTTCTTGCTAACTTCAATGCTATCTATAAGATACAGTGTTGTCCATAAGGCAATGAACATCATGGCATACTGTATCACTTTAATCTTTTTCATTTCTTCCGTTTTTTAGATTTAACTTTCCTTCCCGCACATCGGCAATGAAGTAATACTTGAGCAGCATTACAATGCCACTTGCCGTTTTGGACATTAGTGGGCTTATCACTTTCAATCTTACCCGCTTCTATAAGATTCATCAATTTCTTTTCCCCACCCACATAATACGCAGACTTATCTTTTCCAAACGTTTCTGTAGAAAACAGACGGAGAATATTATCTAGCAATATTTCAGCCATTTCACCTCTGATCATCTCAACAAGCAAGGTAGTTATGCAATTCTGGTTACTATAAACTGCATATTTTTTACATCTGACTTTGTTTTCCAAGCCATTCCTTCAGCTTTTTCTTTATAAAGCCGAGCATTCAATGTATTAGTTACAGACGGTTTCTGAACGATAGGAAATACTTCTATTGCACCAACATCCATACTCCGTAATACATCAATTACGTTACGTCTCTGAATATCCTTTTCCATACAATCTAATTTTAAATTAAACATTGAAGCGATGAGCGGATTCGAACCGCCGACCTCTGCTTGTGGTGCTCTTCCGTTAAGCTAAGAGTATTTCTTGAGAGACTCGAACTCTCAACCATCCACCACACACAGCGCTCTAACCTGCCTGAGCTACATCACCTTTATATACATAAAGCAAATACCTCGATTTGCCGACAAACGTCTAACTGATTTAGTTTTACAACGATACGGCTTGACCATTAACCACAGCATTATATCGTTGAGAAGCCCGCCTACGTCAGTAATCCCTTTCGGCACGTGTCGGCTTCCAAAACACCATTTTACCAATATGTCAAAGAACTCTTCTCTGTTGTTCCCAGTCTCCCTTCAAGGGCAGGCTCAAAGACCGGACTGGGTACCGGATAACCGGCGGTTTGGTTTGACTTTAGTGAGGGTTAGAGAATACTTTGGTTGTTCTTCAAAACTATGTCCATTAAGTTTCGTTGCGATTCAATAAATTTCTTCAAATCATCACATTGGGAAACTTTCTCTCTATAAAATCCACGTTCTGATTCTAAATCTCGTTTGAGTTTTTCATTTTCACCTCTCAAAGAGCTGATCAACGCGTCTCGTTCTTCAATCACAGCTTCATATTTGTCTCGCTGTATTTCTAGTTCGGTTCTTTTATCCATTGTTGTATAATTTGATTAATCTCCGACGTAATGTGCACCGTAATGAGTACTATTTGGGTTGTAGTAAGCGGAAGCGGGAATATTAAGGTTATTATATTCCTTGCTAGGTGTAGCTTTGGCAGTCTTGCTCATAGCTTCATGTCTTTCAGCTAAAAATTTATCAGTTCTTGATTTCACTGCTTCCGGTGAGAAACTTTCTTGGAGTTTTGCGAAGCTCCATGCAGATTTTAAACACTCTGAAAATGTTTTTCCACCCTTCTTGTAATTGCGGTGTGCAGACTTCATTATTTGTGATAAATTGTAGCTCATAATCGTTATTTTTTAATTGGTTTTATCAATCAATTTTTGTATGTTTGTATGATTGATTGATTTATGATGCAAATATATCCTCAAATGTGGATATATAAAAATTTAAAACCTATTTTATACCTTCATTTGTGGATATTTAACTTTTGATTGATTATGATAAACAGAATTAAAGAAGTAATAACCTATTCAGGGCTATCAGAGAGGGGATTTGCTATTAAGTGTGGATTAAAGCCCACAACTATTAATAATCAACTGATAGGAAAAAGAGAAATTAGCCTTGCAACAATAATAGCAATTTCATCCTCATTTGAGGAAATTTCCGCAGAATGGCTGTTAAGAGGAAAAGGTTCTATGCTTCTTCAAAAAGAAGAAACAGAACCAGGAATGGATAAATTGAAAAGTATAGTATATACCATCGCCAATTTACAAGATGAGATTAATGAAAAGACAGTGCTTACCCAACGGCTTTTGGAAGAAAATCAGAAATTAAAGGGTGAACTAGCTATGTTGAAGAATGAAAGAAATATAGGATAAACTTATATATGTATGAAAAAAAGATTTTTAATACTATCCTTCTTATTTGTGCTTATATTTAATTCATGCTCTGATGACAGTATTAATTTAGCAGGAACAACATGGACTTCTGCAAAAGACTGGTACGGAAAAACTCGATTGTCTTTTGAAGAAGGCACTCCTTATTTAAGATCTTTTTTTGCTATATCTTTTGACTTGAAATCTTTCACAATATATAATGTTGCAGATGATAATGAGGATTTAGAATATGAATGGAAAGAAACGGTATCAGGTAAATACTCTATAAACGACAATATTGTGAATCTAATAGTAGAAAAAGACAATTTAACAATTCCCTGCGAAATAGAAAAAGATATAATGTATTACAGTAATACTAGAATGAAACTATATAAACAATAGAATAAATATTTTTTCAAATATGCGCCCAATTAGAACTGTACCCCCAAAAGATGAAAGAGAATATCCTTTAGTTATAACAGCTGAAGAAAAGGATAAAGTATTAAATTATATTTTGGTTGTAGCAAACGGGAAAAGAACAGCTAAACTAAATTATAAAGATATACCAGACCTTAGGATCAGTAAAGAACAATATGAAATAGTTTTAGAGGAGTTCAAAAATAGGAGATTTATTGACTATAAAGGATATGGTATTGAATATCTTACGTTGAATTTTGAAATATTCAATTTTGCAGAAAAAGGGGGATTCACTGTTGAAAGAGACTTATATATATTAAGTTTTGATACATTTCAAATGCAGCTAGAACGATTAGAAAAGGAGTTAAGCCCTGATACAGCAGCGAAAGTTGATGATGTTGTCGGAAAAGCCAAAAATATAACTGAACTACTGATAGGGCTCTCTGCTCTAGCTGAAAAAATGAATCTCTAAGATTTATTATCAGGATCAGTTAATAGGAACTCCAATATAGAAGCTGCACGAAGCAGTCTTGAAGCATATAGAGTTGCATCTGCATCCGGGTTGTATTGATAACGCCTAGTCTGAAACTTTTTAAAAGTAACAAAGCCACTAGACATATCATTAGCAAGTGTTTTCAAGCTTGATATAGTTTCTTTTACATTTTGGTCATAAGACATTTTTATACGCATACGAGCGGAATCATCCACTTTTGCACAACACTGGGGATAAAAGGCTGTTGCATTATCTTCTTTAGAAGATTGTTTTTTACTTATCCTTCTTAGGACATTTTTTAATAACGATTTCATAAACGCACTATTTTAGTTTGACAATGCGCAAATATAATATTTAAAGTAATATAAAATATGAAATATAGAAATCTTGATAGTACATAAAACATCAAATGGTCGAATTATAGTCGAACCATAAAAAAAAGCAGGACTATATAATTGATATACAGAATATACAACTAGATTTCCAAAAATGTGTCTAGTTTAGTTTTTGTGTTAAATAGCTCCCTCGTCAGCGGACGAACTAGGGAGCTATTTTTACATTATAAGAATATTATTGCACAAAATATTCATAATTTCCATAACTTTGCAACAATAAAATCTCACATAAATGGAATTTAACGTAGAGGAATTAAAAAGTGCACTTATTGAGAAGTGCAAAAGTGAAGGTATCTTGTATGCAATGGTAGCAGTAGACAGGCGAACCAAAGAGATCATTCTTCCTGATACTTTGCAAGGAGCCTTGAAGCACCCGGAGTACTTTGTATGTACTTGTAAAAAAGTAGAAGATAAATACATCGTGGAGGAGATTACAAAAGTGTAACTCTCCTCCGAACTCTTTA